AACTGTGGCTCGCGAGCTTGTCGCGCGTGCTGCAGCCGGATCCCTACCTCGGAGCCGTGATCGCCAACGGTCGGTCACTGGCGTCGCCTCGTGGTACTGCTGCACCCGAGGACACCCCTCCGGTTACTACGCTGCAGCCGGACCAGCTCTTCGTCAGGGGCATTGGCGAGGACGGACGGTATTGGTATCAGCCGGTGGACGACAGGTCCGCGTCATCCTCATCGACTGGTGCGCCTGTCCGAAACGACTCGTGGACCTCTACCCAGCCGCCTTCTCACGACTGGCATCCCTCAGTCGCGGACTCGTCAGGGTCACGGTGACGTGGTAAGGCCGACGAAGCTGACGCCCGAGGTGGCCGACGGCATCGTCGAGCTCATCCAGAAGTGCGTCCACCCGCCTATCGCGGCGGGTGCATACGGCGTCTCTGACTCCACGTATCACGAGTGGCTGGCCCGTGGCGAAGCGCGTGATCCGCTCCGTCCGGCCGATCCGGTGTTCATCGAGTTTGCCGCGCGGGTCCGTGATGCCGAGTTCCAGGCCGAGGCGGCATTAGTCGCCCTTGCTACTGCCAAGGTCAAGACGACGCAGGACGCCCTTGCGATCCTCGAGCGGCGGTACGGTGACCGATGGCGGCAGCGTCGCGAGGTGGAGATCAACATCCGCCGACTGGCCGAGAAGGTGGCTGACGGCATGGACCCGGCTGCGGTGGTGGCCGAGGCTGAACGCATCCTTGCGGAGGCCGTGTGAGCGTCCTCGCGACGCTCCCTGAGAATGAGGCGCTGGCGATCCTTGCCCTCGGTGCGGCGAGCCTCAAGCAGAGGGCCGCTCGCCCTCGCCGGGTCGTCACCTTCGCCAACCAGCAACAGCGGACCTTCTATGAGTCCACGTCTCCCGAGATCCTCTACTCGGGCGCGATGGGGGCGGGCAAGAGCCGCATCCTCTGCGAGAAGGCGTGGTACGTCGCCTCCACGTTCCCCGGCGTGACGGTCGGCATCTTCCGCAAGACAGCCGACAGCATCGAGGCCACGACGCAGCGGACGTTCGAGCGCGACGTGGTGGAATGGGACCTCCTGCGCGGTCGGAACAAGACACACCGCTACTACGACCTGCTCAACGGGTCACGCATCTATTTCATGGGCCTCGATCCCGACCCCATCACAGGCGTGCCTTCCAAGGTCGGCTCGCTGGACCTAGCTGCCGCGTACGTCGATGAGGGTGTGGAGACGACCGAGGGCGACTACACGATGCTCCAAGGCCGCCTTCGTGATCCGCGCATCCCGTGGCATCAGCTCGGCGTGGCGACCAACCCTGGTCCGCCGACGCATTGGCTCAAGGAACGCTTCACACCCGCCACCGAGTCGCGGGTGTATCTCCATGCCACGGCGCGAGACAACATCTTCGTCCCGCAGGACTACCTCGCCCGGATCAACGATCTGCCGGACACGGCGAGCGGCAAGCGGCTCGGACTTGGGCTTTGGGTCGGTGCCGAGGGTGTCATCTGGTCCCTGCCCGACGACCAGATCCGCACCGAGCCCGGCCCATGGAAGGCCGTGGAGGCGGGCATCGACTGGGGCTTCGTCCATGCCTTCGCCTGCGTCGTCGGCGGCATCAGCGGTTCCGGGCGGCTCGCGGTCATCGACGAGGTCTACGGCTCGGGCATGACGATCGACGAGATCATCCCCGCCCTCGACATCGTCCGCCGCAAGCACGGCATCTCCCGCTTCTGGGCCGACCCCTCGGAGCCCGGCTACATCCTCCAGTGCCAGCGCGCCGGCCTGCCGGTGGAGCCCGCCCACAACGCCGTCTCGCCCGGCATCGACGCCGTGAGCACAGCCATCGCCAAGGGCATGACGGTCGCGCCGGAGTGCACCGGGCTTCTCGGTGAGCTGCCGGGCTACACATGGGCACCGAACAAGGCGGGCGGCTTCCACGAGCGGCCCATCGAGGTCGGCGACGACGCCTGCGACGCCCTCCGCTACATGGTCGTCGGCATCACCAAGGCGCTCGAGGACAACCCGTGGGCGGCGCTGGCCGGGCAGCGGGTGGGAGGCGTGGCGTGATGGTGCAGGTCACCTTTGTGGTCGCCTCATCTGACAGAGTCTTGCGGCACACCATCGACGTGGGCGCCGAGTGGTTGGAGTGCGATCCGGACGCGGCATGGGCGTGGCTATGGGCCACCTTCACTGCGTGGCGATCGCGTGTCGGCATCGGAAGCGCGGCGTGACCGACGCCGTCACCCGCTACGCCGAGGCTGCCTACGCCCTCATCGTGGCGGGCGCTGCCTACATCTGGCCGCCGCTCGCCCTGCTCTGCGCGGCTGCCTACCTCATCGCCCTCGCCGTCATCACCGACCGCCGCACGCCACCGCCTGAGGCTACGCCGTGAGCTATGAGTTCGAGATCCACTTCGTCGGGAACGCTCTGGCCGCCGCATCGCTGGGGGCTGGCGACCTCATCCGCATCACGAGGCAGACAGTGAGGCCGCGCGAGGACGGCAACTACGACATCGTGCTCAACGTCCGTCGGAGTGATCCATACGAGGAGCAAGCCGAGGCGGCTCGCGAGGATTGGATGGAGGCTGAGGCGTGAGCATCGCCATCCCGCAGAAGCTCCCCATGGCCAAGGCAGGACCGCTCGGTCCCGGCGCGGGCGTCCTCCTCACCGAGTTCCCGCTGGCGAAGTACGGCAAGCAGACGCCGCAGACCAAGATGCAGCGGGCCTGGACGCTGTCGTTCGAGGTGCCGTGGATCGCCGCCGCCGAGGATGCGATCACCGAGCGCTTCTCCAACGCTGACTGGCACCTCGAGGACGAGAACGACGAGCCGATCGACGACGCCTACCCGAATGCCGATGCGCAGGCCGCACGCTCGCTGCTGGAGTTCCCGTCCAAGGCGATGACCGTCGGCGCCCCGTACTACCGCTCCGACCTCTGGGGGCTGACAGCCCGCGCCATGGGCGTCTGCGGCTCGGGCTTCATCCTCCTCGACCAGCCGGAGTCGCTCGCGAACACGCCGGCGGCCATGCTGCCGATCGCCCCGTGGCGCTTCACGCCGCAGGAGGATCCGTCGAGCAACCTCATCGGCTGGTGGATCGACCGGACCAGCAGCAACCCCGGCATCGCGGTGCGGATGGACCAGGTCCTGCACTACAAGCTGCGCCCGAGCTTCGACAGCCACTTCGGCGTCGGGCTGGTCGAGTCCGCCCTCCGCAAGGCGCAGATCACCACGGGCCTCGACGATCACGTCGGGATGGTCCTCTCGGGCGGCGGGCGGCTGTCGGGCCTGCTCTCGCCGTCCTCGGGCGTGATGGACCCCGACATCATGGTCCAGATGGAGCGCGACTGGCGGACGGTCGTCGAGCAGTCCGATGCGGCCAAGCGCCTCCAGCTGGTCCGCGCGCCGATCAAGTTCGACCGCACGACGCTGACGCCGGCCGAGCTCCAGGTGCGCGACCTCATGGTCGGCTCGCGCGACGACCTGCTCACCCTCTGGGGCGTGCCGCTCTCGATCATCGGCGGCTCCACTCCCGCGGGTCTCAACTCGGGCGACACCCGCAAGTACGACGAGGCGGCCATCTGGCAGGGTCCGATCCACCATCGCCTCAACGTCTTTCGCGAGGTGACGCAATACCAGCTCCTCGACCGCTACGCCGCCCGCGGGGCCGTGGTCGAGCTGGAGATCGACGAGCCCGAGTTCGACGACGACTCGCCCCGCTACGACCTCCTCGGCAAGTCGCTCAACACGCCGATGACGAACATGGAGCGGCGGGCGCTGATCGGCCTCGAGCCGCTCGGCGACCCGATGCTCGACCTCGCGATCATCCTGCCCGCCACGATCGTGCCGTACGCCAGCGCCCCGGCCGAGGCCGAGCAGGGACCGACCGCTGTCACGCTGGGCCGGGCACCGCAGGCGCAGCTGAACTCGGGCGACCCGGCGATGATGGCGGCCGGCGAGGACACCCGGCCTGCCGCCAAGGCGGCCATCGGCCAGCGACTCCATCCGCGCATCGCCCCGCTCCATGCGGCCCTCGTCCGCATCCGGACGAACACCGCCGACAAGGTGACGCCGCGCCTCAAGACCTCCGTCGCGGATGTCCTGAAGCAGCAGCAGCACGACATCGCCGAGCGCCTCCGCAAGCACGCCGACCACGTCACCCGCCACCCGACGGACTCGACGATCTGGTGGGACAAGGGCTGGGACGCGAAGATGACCCGCGCCCTGGCACCGCACCTCACCGTCATGGCCGAGGCCGTGGTCGCGCAGGTGCAGGACGTCCTGCCATCGCGCAAGGCCGGTCCGGTGGGCGCCGTGGAGCGCACCCTCGCCCGCGGTGCGGCACGGGTGACGGGGATCAATGAGACCACACGCGCCAAGATCGCGGACGCCGTCGCGCGCGGGATCGACGAGGGCCTGTCCGTCCTCGAGGTGGCCGACCTCATCGAGAACGGCGGCGACATCGAGGGCCTCGACATGGGTTCGCTCTTCGACCCCTACCGGGCCGAGATGATCGCCCGCACCGAGCTCATGGACGCCTACAACGGCGCCGCGCTGGGCTCGTACGGCGATGCAGGGGTCGAGATGGTCGAGGCCATCGACGGCGACGAGGACGAGGAGTGCATCGCCCGCCTCGCCGGCAACCCATACACCATCGACGAGGCCGACGCCGAGGAGGACCACCCCAACGGCACGCTCGATTGGGTGCCGTTGATGCCCGAGGAAGCGAAGGCCACCTTCCGCAGCCATGACCTCCGGGACCGCATGCACGCCATCGCCGACTCGGTGCCGGATCTCGTCGTCCACGTCTCGCCGCCCCAGGTGAACGTCGCCGCCCCGACGGTGAACGTGGAGGCCCCGACCGTCAACGTGCCGGCACCCGTGGTCAACGTGGCCGCCCCGAACGTCATCGTCACTCCTGCGCCCGTGCCCAAGCCCACGCGGAAGGTCGTCCACCGCGACGATGAAGGCCGGATCAGTGGCGTGAGCGAGGAGTGATGTGGCGACCAGCATCACCCACAACCCCAAGGCGGGAGCGCTCCTCACCGGGACCGAGTGGGTCGCTGCCCACGTCGTTCCCGAGGGATCGGTGGCGGGTGTCGTGCCGGTAGGCGGCGTCATCATGTGGTCGGGCACCATCGCCGCCATCCCCGCGACGTGGGCCTTGTGCGATGGCACGCTCAACTCGCCCGGCCCGGACCTGCGCAACATGTTCATCGTCGGCGCCAGTGCGGACTCGGCCGGCGTGGCGAAGACGAACCTCACCGGATCCCTGACGCAGTCGGGCGGCAACATCGGCCACATCCACACGGCCTCGGGTGCGGCGGTGAGCACGCACAGCCTCTCCACCAGCGTCGCGATCGACGCGCATGCCGGCGCGGCGGTGTCCGCTCACGCCAACGGTGCCGTCTCCGCCCATAGCCTCGGCACGAACGTCGCGGTGTCGGCCCACGCCAATGCCGCCGTGTCGGCCCACGCCAGCGCCGCGGTGAGCTCGCACTCAATCTCGACGAGCGTGGCGCTCTCGGCCCATGCGAACGGGGCGGTCTCGGCCCATAGCCTCGGGACCAACGTCGCCCTCTCGGCTCACGCCAACGCGGCCGTCTCGACGCACACGCTCGCGACCAACGTCGCCGTGACGGTGACCCAGGCGACGGTCGGCTCGGCAGCTTCCGGCACCACGCGCAACGTCGTCGTCATCACGGCCCCGAACGTGGCGATCACGCAGCCGGCGGTGAACAACCACACCATCACCCAGCCGGACAACCATGCGATCACCCAGCCAGCCGTCTCCGCGCATACGGTTACCCAGCCGGACAACCACACGGTCACCCAGCCGGCGTTCAGCGACCACACCGTCACGCAACCCGCGGCGCATTCGGTGACGCAGCCGGACGCGCACACGATTACCCAGCCAGCAGTCTCCGCGCACGCGATCACGCAGCCCGATGCGCATACCGTGACGCAACCGTCAGCTCACTCGGTCACCCAGCCGGCATTCTCGGCCCACGCGATCACCCAGCCGACCATCGCCACGACCGACGCGCCTCAGCCGTACTTCGCTCTCGCCTTCATCCAGAGGATGTCGTGACCGACAGCGTCCTCGTCGCCTGTCCGACCTACTCGGGGAAGCGCTATGCCATCGTCGAGTATGTCGAGGCATATGAGCGGTTCGAGTACCCGAACCGGGACCTGCTCCTCGTCGACAACACGGGCGACGGCGGCGAGTACGCCCGCTGGATGGCCGACGCCTTCGGGATCGGCGTGCGCCACATCGAGCCCGAGCTGGAGTTCGAGGACACCTTCACCAAGGCATGGCGGGTCATCCTCGAGCACGCCCAGGATCACCGCTACGGCTGGGTCCTCTCGCTGGAGCAGGACGTCATCGGGCCGCCACTCCTCGTGGACGCGCTCCTCAACGCGGCCACCTATGTCGGGGCGCCGTTCGTGACCCACACGTACCCATACCACGACGGCAAGCAGCAGTATTACCAGGGGATGGGCTGCACGCTGATGAGCACGTCCCTGCTCGCGGAGGCGATGCGCGTCGTGGATGAGCCGGGGCCGGTGCAGGGGATCGTCGAGGGTGCGGTCTACGAGGTCGCCAAGCGCGCCTCGCACATCTCGCTCCACGAGATGCTGACGCTCGCCCACATCGACGGCGGCGGCGGGTTCCGGCAGTACCGCCCGATCACCGATCCGCGCGTGGTGCTGGCATGAAGGTCATGGAGAAGCCGCTGCGGCTCGACATCGGCTCGTCCCACCTGCGCGTCCGCGAGGACTACACGACCGTCGACCTCTACGCCCCCGAGGCCGACGTCAAGGCCGACATGGGCCAGCTGCCCTATCCCGACGGCTCGGTGGACGAAATCTGGGCGAGCCATTGCCTCGAGCACGTCAGTCGCGAGCGGGTGCTGCCCGTCCTGCGCGAGTGGCTGCGGGTGCTGGTCCCCGGACGGCCCGCGGTGATCCTCGTGCCGAACCTCGACTATGCCGCCCGCTATTGGCTCCACGGCCCGAACCGCGAGGCCGCGCTGGCGATGATCTACGGCCACCAGCAGGAGTCCGGCGAGACGCACCTGACGGGCTGGAACCCGGCGCTGCTCCGGGCGGACCTCGAAGAGGCGGGCTTCGCCATCGTCTCGGTCGAGGTGATCTTCGAGACGGCTGACCGTTGCGAGGGCTCGTACTGGCACGATATGGAGTCGATCCGGGCCGAGGTGACGAAGCCGTGAGCTACTTCGACGGCTGCTACTTCGATCCGGCCTACTTCGATGCCTCGGTCTGCGTCCCACCCGTCACGACCGGCGGTGGCCGGCCGATCCCGCGCTATCCGGTGCCGGTGACGCCTGACCGGGTGGCCGAGCGCTTCTACGCCAACCGCACGAAGACCGAGTACGAGCGCGAGCAGGCGCGGGCGCGCCAGCGGATCGAGGCGATCGTCCGGGTGAACCTGCGGAAGTACCTGCACGAGATCGACGACGAAGAGGCGCTCCTAGCGCTGGAGGACATCTGATGGCCGAGATGACGACTGCCTCGATCGACGACCTCCCCGACAGCGACTTCGCCTACATCGAGCCCGGCGGCAAGGTGGTCGACGGCAAGACGGAGCCGCGCAGCCTGCGGCACTTCCCGATCCACGACGCCGCCCATGTCCGCAACGCCCTAGCCCGCCTCTCGCAGTCGCCCTTCGGCGACAAGGCTCGGGCGAAGGTGGAGGCCGCCGCGAAGAAGCTTGGTATCGGCGAGCCTGCCGGGAAGTCCTTCTTCGACATGAAGGCGGGCCTGCTGACCGAGCGCAAGACGAAGCTCTGGCTCGACGGTGAGATCGGTCGGCGGGTGCTCGTCATTCCGTTCGGTGGTCCGATCCCGAAGGCTGGCCTGCCGAACGGCGTCGACCTCGACGATGAGTTCTTCGACGAGGACACCGACCTCGTCGACGGGCACGACGCGCTGAAGGCGAGCCAGTGGCGGCTGATGGATTGGCATCATGACGACGACCACGTCCCGAGCCGCTACCAAGGCGGCCCTGCCCTCTCGATGAAGGGCCTTGTGATCGGCGAGATCGAGCTCGAGGACGACCCGGACGAGTTCGGCCACTGGGCCTCGTGGTGGATCAAGCGCGGCAAGGCCAACCAGCAGGAGCTCGGCGCGAAGCGCGTCGCCGCCTTGCAGGAGATGGGCCAGCCCATCTGGGGATCGTCCCTCGCGGCCTACAAGAAGAAGGCCGACAACGGCCACATTGACGCGTGGCCGCTCATCCGACATACGGCCTCCACATCACCACGCAACCACAACGCCGTCATCCCGCCGCTGAAGGCGCTCCTGACGGATATCACCTTCGACGACCTGTCGGGCGGTGCCATGAAGGCCCTGCTCGAAGGTTACGCGGACCAGATCGAGCTTCTCCTGGGCTCACCGGATGCGGCGGTCACGACTCCCGCAACGGTCGGCGAGGGATCGGCGAAGGCAGGCCGCGTGCTATCGGCAAAGAACAGGAACGACCTGCGGGCGGCGATCGACGCGCTCACGGAACTCTTGGCCCGTGGCGAGCTGCTGCCTCCCGAGGCGCTAGGAGAGGAATGACCGAAGAGAACGAGCTGAT